TATTGCAGCGGACATCAGAGCTATTAGCGGAACAGAGAAGTACGAGATTGTTAAACAGGCGCTCCTGCTTGGGTTTGGCGGCATTGGAGTGGCTGGTTCATTTATCCATGTGGACGACCGGAGCAATGCTAATCCTAACTCTAAACCAGTAATGTGGACTTACTAGTATGGGTACTATTAAGTATATCCACGTCAACCAACACAAGATTAAAGCCAACCTAAAGCATGGTACTAACGAACCTGTAATAACTGTTAAGGAAGGTAAGAAGAACACCTACGGACACTCCGTTAAGATACACGGGGAGTCCGAAGTCATATATGGAGGTAGTGATAAACCTATCCTGTCATGTGGCGCTAGAGTTGTAATTAAAACTAAAGCGGAGGTGACGATTGACTGACTTAAAGGTAGAGCTTCTACCGTGGCAGCAGGAAGTGTTTGAGGATAGCTCACGCTTCAAGGTTATCGCGGCAGGACGACGAACAGGTAAGTCACGCCTAGCGGCTTGGAAGTTAATCATTGAGGGGTTACAGTGTAAAAGAGGTCATGTCTTTTATGTCGCACCCACACAGGGTCAGGCTAGGGACATTATGTGGCAGACATTGCTAGAGGTGGGTCATCCTGTCATAGCGTCAAGCCATATCAACAACCTACAAATAAAGCTAGTCAACGGTGCTACCATCGCCCTCAAGGGTGCTGACAGACCGGAGACTATGCGTGGTGTCTCCCTTAGCTTCCTCTGTATGGATGAGTACGCCGATATGAAGCCGGAGGTCTGGGAGCAAATCCTAAGACCTGCCCTAGCTGACCAGAAGGGTGATGCCATGTTTATTGGTACACCCATGGGACGTAACCACTTCTACGACCTCTTCCAGTACGCTAACTTGTCTAAGGACGAACAGTGGAAGGGTTGGCACTTTACATCATACGATAACCCCTTGTTGGATGAGGAAGAGATTAATGCGGCTAAGAAGTCCATGTCTGCCTTCTCGTTCCGACAGGAGTTCATGGCATCCTTCGAGGCGGCAGGTGGTGAACTCTTTAAGGAAGAACATGTACAGTTCTCCGAAGAGGAACCGGACGGAGGTCAATTTTATATAGCAGTGGATTTGGCAGGCTTTGCGGACGTTCAGAATGCGACAACTAAAACCAACAGGCTTGACCAAACGTCAATTGCGGTGGTTAAAGCAGGTACGGAAGGATGGTGGGTCGCTGACATCATCCATGGTCGTTGGGGAGTTGAGAAGACAGCACGTAAAATCTTTGAAGCAGTCCGAGACTACCGACCAGTAGCTGTAGGTATTGAGAAAGGTGCATTGAAGAATGCTGTCTATCCTTACCTTAATGACATTATGAAATCAAATCAACGCTTCTTTAGGGTTGAGGAACTGACACACGGTAACAAACGTAAGATTGACCGTATTGTATGGGCGCCCCAAGGGCGTTTTGAACACGGTAAGATAACACTTAACAAGGGAGAATGGAATGCTACGTTCCTAGATGAGCTATTTCAGTTCCCTAATAAACTAGTACACGACGATTTAATTGATTCGTTGGCTTACATTGACCAATTGGCTCAGGTAGCTTACGGGATTGACTACGAGGAAGAAGAATATGAACTTACTGACTATTACGCAGGGTATTAACTATGTTTGATGATAACGAAGGCTTCGTCTTTGAGTCACTTGAAGGTTGGGTAGGCAACAAATGTGACGACTGGCGTGATAACTTTGAGTCTAATTACTCAGAGAAGTTCGATGAATACTACCGTTTATGGCGTGGACATTGGGCAGAGGAAGATAAGACTCGTCAATCAGAGCGTTCCAAGATTATTTCCCCTGCACTACAGCAGGCTGTTGAGTCATCCGTGGCTGAACTAGAGGAAGCTACCTTTGGTCGTGGCAAATGGTTCGACATTAAGGACGACCAAGCCGACCAAGATAACGCTGACATCCAAATATTGCGTAATAACCTAGATTCTGACTTTAAACGTAACAAAATACGTAAGAATGTAGCTGAGTGTCTTATCAATGCCGCTGTATTTGGCACTGGTATTGCTGAAATAGAACTAACTACCGAAAAAGAAATGAAACCGGCCACACAACCGGTCATGGGCGGTGAGTTACAAGCAGTTGGTGTCAACATTACAGACAGAACTTGCGTTAAGCTCAACCCTGTAATGCCTCAGAACTTTCTTATCGACCCTGTAGCGACTACCGTTGAGAATGCGCTAGGTGTTGCTGTAGATGAGTTTGTATCTCGTCATACTGTAGAACAATTACAGGAAGAAGGTGTATATCGTGAGGCTGAGATTGGCACATCTACTACCGATTGGGACATCGAGCCTGATAAAGACCTAGCTACTGCTTATGACGACGATAAAGTACGTCTAACTAAGTACTACGGTCTTGTTCCTCGTTATTTGCTTACTGAAGCACAGGCCGACCCTGATGCCGAAGAAGAAGTAGTAGAGCTTGTTAATAGTGAAGAAGAAGACAACAGCTACTACGTAGAGGCTATTGTTGTTATTGCTGATGGCGGTACACTGCTGAAGGCTGAGAAGAACCCTTACATGATGGGTGACCGTCCAATCATCGCATTCCCTTGGGATGTCGTTCCTAGCCGCTTTTGGGGTCGAGGAGTGTGTGAGAAAGGGTATAACTCTCAGAAGGCGTTAGACGCCGAACTACGCGCTCGTATTGATGCCTTAGCACTAACAGTACACCCCATGCTTGCGATGGATGCTTCTCGTATGCCCAGAGGTTCTAAGCCAGAGATTCGTGCAGGTAAGGTTATTCTTACTAATGGTAACCCTGCGGAAGTACTACAGCCATTTAACTTTGGTCAGGTCAATCAGATTACCTTTGCTCAGGCACAGGCTCTACAGACGATGGTACAGACCGCTACAGGCGCTATTGACTCAGCAGGTATCGCAGGTAGCGTTAATGGTGAAAGCACAGCCGCAGGCATCTCTATGAGCCTTGGTGCTATTATTAAGCGTCATAAGCGTACATTGATTAACTTCCAAGAGTCGTTTATCATTCCGCTAGTGACTAAAGCTGCACACCGTTACATGCAGTTTGAGCCTGAGACATACCCAGTAGCTGACTACAAGTTTGACGTAACTAGCTCTCTAGGTATTATTGCCCGTGAGTATGAAGTTACACAGCTTGTACAGTTACTACAAACTATGTCACCTGACACACCGATGTACCCTGAGTTGGTTAAGTCAATCGTTGACAACATGAACCTGTCTAACCGTGAAGAGCTTATTGCTAAACTTGACCAAGCTAATACTCCTAACCCTGAACAACAACAAGCAGCACAGCAGGCTCAACAGGCACAGCAACAAGCTGCGTTGGAGTTCCAGAACGCACAAACTACTGCCCTACAAGGACAGGCACAAGAGTCTCAAGCACGTGCTTCTAAGTACGCTGCTGAAGCTGAGGCTGTACCACAGGAGCTTGAGATTGACCGTATTAAGGCAGTTACTGCTAACTTGAGTGCAGGGGACGTAGACGACAAAGAGTTTGAGAAACGATTACGTATCTCTGACCGAATGCTGAAAGAACGTGAAATAGTTATTAAAGAAAAAGCAGCGGATATAAACGTAGCTCAACCACAAGCACAGCCAGAACCAAGGGCTATGCCTGAACCACCAATGATGCAACCTAATATGGGACAATTGCCACAATGATTACACAACACCAGTTTAACAACGTACTAAAAGAACTTAACGCTTCCTTTGCGACCTTAGCTGAAAGGATTGAGAAACTAGAGAAAGAGATTAAGGTTTTAAAATCAAAAGAGGAGACTGTCGGTGGCAAAACCACGAAAGGGAAAAGCAAAGGTTAAGGTCACTTCCTCTGGTAAGAAAGTCTCCTATGGACAGGCAGGCAAAGCTAAGGACGGAGGTTCCCGTGTAAGAGCGGGGACTTCCAAAGGCGACAGCTACTGTGCTAGAAGTCTAGGCATTAAGAAAGGCTTATCTAAGAAGAAACAAAACGACCCTAACACACCTAACAACTTATCACGTAAGCGTTGGAAATGTTCTGGCGCTAAGTCTAAGAGGAAATAGTTATGATGAAGAAAGGCGGATGTAAAAAGAAAGCAAAGTCTTGTCCTGCTAAACCTAAGCGTGGCGGACGTGCGGCTAAGAACAAAAAAAACAAGATGACAGTAGGTAGCTACAAATAAGTAAAATAGTTCTTGACTTTTGCTTCAATATATGTTATAATAATACTATAGTATGCTTAAGTATACTTTAACTTGTACTTTAACTTATAACAAACTGTCCTTTAAGGAGAAACAGTTAATGATTGAAACAGATAAAGAATTAGAAAAATACTACGAAGATATGCTTTCGATGTTCCGTACAGATGGTTGGACTACTTTAAAGGAAGACCTAGAGACGAACGCTAAGGGTATTGATTCAGTAGAGGCATCGAAGAATGTTGAAGACCTTTTCTTTCGGAAAGGACAACTTTACGTCATCGCTTCGTTGTTAAACCTAGAAGAGCAAGTCCGTACAGCTTATGACAACCTTGGTTCTGAAGAAGATGCCACTGTTTGATTTTAAATGTGAAGCAGGACATACTAGCGAACGATTCGTAAGTAGCGACACTAGAGAAGTAGACTGCAATGAATGTGGTCTACCCGCAGTAAAACAGCTATCTTCTTTCGGAACTAGAACTGAGAAACATCACGGTGTCAATACCGATGCTTGGGTAAAAAAACGAGAGCAGAAGCTGAAACAAGAACGTAAGGCAAATTCATAATGGTGTATGAACCCTTACATAATATAAACCTCCATAATACTAAAAGGTACGGAGTTTAATAATGGCAGCAAATATTATAGATGACGAGCGTCTCGACGACGACAACACAGAACACGACAATATCAATGACCTTCAAGAGGAAGCTCCGCAAGAGACAACTCCACCTGAAGATGATATACCCGATAAGTACAAAGGAAAGTCAACCGCTGAGATTGTAAGGATGCACCAAGAAGCTGAGAAGCTCTTAGGAAAGCAAAGCGGAGAAGTAGGGGAGTTACGTTCAGTAGTTGATAGTTATATTCAGACACAACTCGACTCGACCACACCAGTACAAGAAACACCGACTGAAGCCGAAGATATTGATTTCTTTTCCGACCCCGACAAGGCCGTCGAAAGAGCTATTGCTAATCATCCTTCAATTAAGAAGGCAGAGGAAGCTAATCTAAACAACCAACGCACTACTGCACTTACGCAACTGAAATCACGTCATCCTGACATGGAACAGATTGTACAAGACGGTAAGTTTGTTGAATGGATTAAAGCCTCTAAGATTCGTACACAACTCTTTGCTCAAGCAGACCGACAGTATGACTATGAAGCCGCAGACGAACTCTTTACTAATTGGAAAGACCGTCAAGGTGTTGTAGCTCAGACTGTAGCTGCTGAGAAGGACACCAGAAAAGCCGCTGTTAAGACTGCTTCCACAGGTAGTACCAAAGGAAACGGTGAGCAGCGAGCGAAGAAAGTATATCGACGCTCAGACATTATTAAGCTAATGAAAACCGACCCTGACAGGTATATGTCTTTGTCTGATGAAATCACACAAGCGTATGCCGAGAACAGGGTTAGGTAAAAACCTAAACTTTTTTTTATTATAAGGAATATTATTATGCCAGCAGGCGCATATCCACAAGCAAACGCAATCGTAGACAACACCTCAGCAGCTTCGTTCATCCCTAAACTATGGAGTGACGAGATTCGTGCTGCATACGAGAAGAGCCTAGTTATCGCCCCTAAAGTCAAGAAACTCTCTATGACTGGCAAGAAAGGCGACACAGTAAACATTCCTGCTCCTATCCGTGGCGTTGCCGCAGAGAAAGCAGAAAACATTGCTGTTACCATCCAGAACAACGTAGAAGGTAACGTAGCAGTAGCCATCGACAAGCACTACGAGTACTCTCGTATGATTGAAGATATTACTGAGACTCAGGCTTTGTCTTCT